AATCGCCCGTGAGCGTGACGAACGTGCCAACCGTGACGGTAATCCGGTAGTGGTAGAGCGTGGCCGTGGTCAGCCCGGTCAGGTTCACGACCACGTCGCCCGTGCCTGACGCAGGCGTAGCCGCCTGGCTACTGCCGTACGCGGTCGTGGTGCCGTAGTTGGCCGCCATCGCCGTGCATGGCTGATCGACTGTGAAGCCCAGCTGCGCAGTCGTGGCGGCGCGGCTGATGACACGTATGTTGCGGATGCTGGCGCCCTGGTAGGCGGCCTTGCCCGAGGCGATCAGGCTCTGGACGTATGCCTCGTCGGTGATGCTCGCGGCGTGGCCGGCGCCGTGGATGGTGGTGGCCGTCACTGAGTCCACCGCCGGCGCCAGGAACACGATGTTCGACATCAGGGTTGCTTCGCTTCTTTGGGTGCGGCGAAGAGCTCCGGTGGCGGCGGCCCATCGAGCAGCTCTGCTTTGCCCTCGAGCAGCAGCGACTTGATGTACTCGTAGTCTGCTTCCACGTAGTCCGTCTCGTGGCCAGGGCCGTACGTCGTCGCGGGATGGTCCGGTCGCGGGTCGGTCGACACGGCCAGGAAGCGCATACGCGGCATCAGGGCTTGCTCCGCTTCGGCTTGTCCTCGGCCTGCGCCTCGCCACCCGCTCCTTCACGGGTCATACGCGCCGAGTAGTTGCCCTCGTTGGCTGTCGCCTCAGCCTTCTTCTCGTCCTCGATAAAGGAGATCTTGCCATCCGCTTTCCAGTCGACAGCCACGTCGTCGGCCACGTCCACCTCAGCGCCGGCCGCAAACACCTCGGCCGTCTTCGGATGGGTCAGCGGCACGAGCGTGCGGATCTTGACCACGGTTACTTCCTCCGTTTGGAACGCCGCGCCTCGCTCAGGGCAATAGCGACCGCTTGTTTTTGCGGTCGCTTGCCACTCTTCATGAGTTCGCGGATATTCGCCGACACCGTTTTCCTGCTGGATCCCCTCTTGAGCGGAGACATCAGCCGGGTGGTGGTGCCGGAGCCGGCTCAGGTTTCGGCTCCGGCTCAGGCTCCGGTTCCGGGGGTGTGGGTGGCTTGGGATCCTCGAACATCAGCCCTCGCCTCCAGTGGACGCCTTCTGCTGCAGCGCGAAGAACGGGTAGCGGGACGCCTTGGTCGGCTGTTGGCGATTGACCGGGTTGGGGATCGCCCAGGCAAATCTGGCCGTCACACGCATCGCCACCATGTCTTGCTGGAGCAGGTTGAACTGGATGACCGGCGGCGATCCATTGTCGGTGATCACACCCGTATCGAACATCTCGACGTCGATGTCCTCCCTGATCGCCAACATCGATTGATCCCACTGACCACCGATCATCGAGTAGTTGGCCGCACCCGTGGCAAACCCGCTCAGGCCGGCATTGCTGAAGACGATCGGCTCGCCGTACAGCGAACCGATGTTGGCTTCGGCCGTAGGCGCCGTATCGGGGTAGTACAGCAAACCCTTGGTCGTGTCGCGCAGGCCGCGCAGCTTGGCCTTGACCTGGCGGCGCGCCCAAAAGCCGGTGATGTCAAAGCCATCCGACTCGACCGTGGCCATGGCGTTGTTGACGTCATCCAGGTAGTCGACCGTGGAAGCGCCGGCCAGGATCAGGTTGCCGGCTGCGTTAGCACCCGCCACGATCGAGGCCGGGAAGGTCGTCGGCGCGTTCACGCCAAAGAAGATGGCCTCGTCAAGCGCAACGCCGAACGCCTCGGTGACCTTCGGGCGAACTTGCGTCCAGAAGTCGTAGTCCATGTCCGACAGCAGGTTCTTGGCAATCGGCACGATGACCGCGATCTCTTCCGCGTTCAGGTAGACGTTGTCCCACTGCAGGGTGGTCGTCTGCTTCATGCCGATGTCGCGCGCGTCGAGCGAGGCGCCGGTGACCCAGTACGCGATCGGCAGCTGGGACATGACCGGGATGCGCTGCTGGGCGCGCTTCATGCGCACATGCGGCATCAGCCGTAACGCCGCTGATTTCTCTTCGATGGACTGGACGATTTCCCGCTGGACGTCCTCAGGGATGAGCGGGCCGCCACCTGGGGTAGCCCGGTTGCTGATCGAGTTGTAGGGAATCGGAGTGGCCCTCGTCAGAACGGGCCAACCCCGCGATTAGCTCAGCGGTTCGTCAGCCCAATCGGTAGTACTCGCGCAACAGGCTCGAGACGGTCTTGTCGGCTTCCGAAGCGCTGCCACTGGGCAGCATCTCCGGCTCTGGTGTTTGCCCTCGAAGCTCGCTTAAGACTTGTTTGCGAAAGGCCGGATTACGGCGAAGACGAGTCTCGGCGTCTTTGGCCCCTTCGGCTTTCCAGTGCTTCTCGAGCGCCTTCAGGCTCTCGCTCACAACCAGCTTGCGTCCTGCCAGACCCGCGCCTGCGCCATCGAGCTTCAGAATCCGTTCCTGCTCTGCCTTCGGCAGTGCGAAGAAAACCGGATCGACCGTTACCTTGTCGTGCTCGGCACCGAGATCAGTGACGAGCCGCTCGAGGTGGAAGTTGCCCTGCTGAGCTTCCTCTTCCTTGCGCTCCTGTTCCGCATATGCCCACGGATCGGAATCGCGCAACCTCTTGCGTTCTTCGGCCCGTTGCGCTTGCTGCCGTTTCGCCTCGCGGCGGTCGGTTTCCGCCTGGACTCGACGGTCTAACTCCTCCTGAGTCAGCGTGGTGGTCGACGCTGTGTTACCGGTGGACGAGTCCGCGTCAGACGGCTCTGCCTCCGCGGACTCACCTCGGCGGTGGAACAGGTTGCTCCACCAAGAGGGTCGTGAAGATTTCGCCTCTGGCTCGGCCGAACTCGACTCGGATGCGCTCATGGCATCGGCCGCTTGCGGCTCTACAGAAGAAGTTTGTGGTTGTTCGTCCGCCATCTTAGGTACTCCCTCCTGGGCAATCAATAGGTCGGCTGCCACTGGGTCTGAAGCTGCGAGTAATCGAAACCCGGCAAGAGCGGCATCACGCCACTGAACGCGCTCGGGTTGTAGGGCAAGGGACCGCTACCAGTCGCCATCGGCATCGCGCCAGCGCGCGGCATGCTGTTAAGGCCACCAAAGGGCATCCCAGCCTGCCCCGTGGCTGCGGCTGTTTGCTGCGAGGCAAGCTGGCGATTACGCGCCTGCATCACCGCCAGCATCGGGTTGGCGCCGATCGCCCCGAACGGAGCGTTCGCGGGGTTGGTGGCCGCGGCAGTCTGCCGACCGGCCGCCGCGATGGCAACCTGCTGCTCAGGCGTCGGACCGGGCGCTGGACTCGGTCCGACAGGACCACCCGGCGGTGGTCCGCCGGGCACCCACTGGTTGCGATTGAGCAGGCTCTGGAAGTCCACGCCCGCGGCGGGCGTGAGCGTCTGCTGCACGCTCTCGTCGATGCTCGGACCCTTGTACGTGGACCATCCGGTGCCCAGGTCAAGCGGCTTGTTCTCCACGCCTGGAAACTTTGTGTTAGCCGTCGACTGAACAAGTTGCTCGAACGCCTGACCGTAACCCGGGCCGACGCGGTACGGTGCCGTGCTCTGGATGGCATTGGCCGCCGCCGTCATCGCCTTCTGCGCTTCGTCGCGGGCGATTGCCTGCTGCTGCTGCTCGAGCGCACCGGCCTGAGGCGCGACGTTCTGGTCGTACCACTGGTTGAAGCGGGCTGCTTGCTGATCGGGCGGAATCGTCTTGTCTGCGGCGATCTTGTCGCGCATCTGCTGCGCCTGGGTCTGCAGCAGCGACACACGCTGCGCGAGCTCGACACGCGTGGTCGGCGCCTTCGGCCCCTGATAGTTCGGGTTGTCGATCGTGACCGGCTTACCCTGTTCGTCGGTCTGGACGATGAACGGTGCCTCGGTCGATGGCGTCAGCGTCTGGATGTCGCGCGGCGTGGCCCGTTCGCCCACCTCGGTCGTCGTCCACTCACCGCCGCGGTACGTCTGGGTGACCTTGTAGCCGCCGGCGATGTTCGGCCGCGTGTCGCCTTCCTTGGGCTGAGATGCCGTCTTGGCCGCCGCCGCCTGGGCTTCCGGACTCCACGCTTCAGGCTGGACAGACGGATCGACCTCGTACTTCTTGGTGCCCTCGTTCCAGTTCTTGTAGACCTTGTAGCCGCCCTCGATGAAGTAGCCGGGCGGGTGGCCACCCTGCTCGAGCCCTTCGGCCAACTTGAGCGTGCCACCACCTGGCTTCGAGGCATCGGCTACCCACTGATAGACCTTGCCCTCGAACTCCTTGAAGACCGGCGCCTCGGCCTTCTGCGGCTGCACAGGAATGCCCTTGGCCGGCAGCCAGCTACCGTCATCCTGCCGCTCGTAAACCGTGCCATTCTGCTCAAGCGTCTTGGGTGCAGGTTTGTCCTTGTCGCTAGCCGGCACCGCAGCGACACCCGGAATCGGCTCCCACGCCTTGGTCGCCGGGTTGTAACCCTTGAACACCTTCGAGCCGTCCGGCTGGGTCTGCCACTCGCCCTTGCTCTGCCAGTCCGCGGGCGGTTTCGACTCGGCCGGGATGTTCTTCTTCGGGCCCTCGAGAATCCTGAGCGAGTAGTCGGCTTCGCCCGGACCGCCGCCACCTTCCTCGACCGTGACCTCGTCCGGGTCGCCATCGGGACCAACGATCGACCACACCCACTGACCGGGTACAGCCACTCTTGTCGTCACACCGGCCCGATCGGTTTGGTTTTCCATCTTCGGCGCGCGACCAACAAGCGTCCAACCTGATCGCTTGATCGCGTCCAGCACTTGCTGTTGTGTGGTGAAGTTTGCCATCGGTTAGCTCTTCGCCTCCCCGGCCATCCCGGCTATAGTCGTCCCGTGCGTGAGGTACTGGGTGGGCTGATTCTCGGCGGACTGTATCTGGGACTGTGGTTCGTGGCCGCGTCGTCGCATGACTGGTGGTCGCTGCCGCTGATCCTGATATTGATCTTTGGACCGATCCTGGCCTTTCCACTGAGCGCTGGCCTTGACGTCCTGAACCACAGATGGCGACACGCCCCCGGTCCCATGAATGACTGCCTCGAATGTCGCGGCTGGCGTCTCGACGGACTGCGCGCCCTGCGCAAGCGACTGCTGCATCAAGAGTTCCACGTCCGCTAGCGCCCACTCACCGGGATACGCTCTGAACGTTCTTTGCCTTCACGCACACGCCGTTCATACTCGTCATTGCTCAACGCATTGAGCCACTGATTGCGCATCTCCGTCCGGGCACGTTCGATGATCCGCTCGAGGCGCCACGCCTTGTCGGTCTGCGAGAGACGCTGATAGCCAGGTTCAGCGATTTCTGCGGCAATTCGTTCCGCAACCAACGCTCCTGACCTGGCCTGAAGATCACGGCTTTCCTCAGGCTTCAACTCGAGCGGCACACCGCCACGAGTCACGACCTTTGGCGGCGGCGCAACAGTCACTCCGACGTTGTCCAGCTCTTCCAATACCGGGTCTGGCCGCACTGGATTGACCTGAAGAGGATTTAGTGCGCCGAGTCCCTGGCGCGGATTCGGCACTGGACGTCCAAGCACATCCTGAGCTTCAGGTACTTCCTCGCGTCCGCCAATGAGCGGAAAGTCTGGCGGCAACCGCGATTGAATTGCCTGTAGCGCATTGAATCCTTCAACTTTACGTTGTGTCGGATCCTGTGCCTGCGCCAGCGTATTCAACGCACTACCATATGGAACCAAGCTGGTCACAAGGTTATTAACGGCGGAAGCACCGTAGCGCTCCGGCTCAGTCAACCCCTTGTAAATCATGCCAATGCCCTGAAGATACGTCTGCTCTGTCGCTAGTTGACCAGTTCGTCGAACCCCATCAACGATCAGATCGCCTGCATCAGCACCAGGTTTCGCAAACTTCTGTGTCTCGGCTGCCGCTGCAGCCATCGATAGTGGGATTGACATCGGCCCCCAGTTGGCGTAACTAACCCACTGGTTACCAATCTTCACGCTATAGGGTTGCCAACCCTCTGACCGCAAGAGATTGCGATCAGCAGGATTATCCGGTCCAGCACCTGAAATATTGCCCGCCTGGGCTTGCATGTATATCGGGATAAACAGTGCAGTGCCCATCACGTTGTCGCCCAGGCGCTCGCCCAATGGGGTGACTCCTTTCGGCCGTGGCCCCTCACCACGCAACGCAGCAGCCAGCCCTTCCTTGGTACGTGGACCATAGGCGCCGCGCGCCACGTCGATTCCAGTTCCTACCAGGCCCAACGGGCTACGTTCGATTCCACGCGTGCTGATTTGATAGACAGTTCGCACGAACGGCAAAAGCAAGTTACCGATCAGCGGCACCCGACTCAGTCCTTCAAGTGCTCGCCCGAAATTGCCCATATCACCGTGGAACACCATCCGTTCGGCAATCTGATTCGCTTCTTTAGAAAGCGCAAGACTGGGCTCATTCAGAATCTCAGCTACTCGCTGATTCCAGGCTGCACCATCCAACCCCTCGCGACTGGCAATCTGGCCGGCACGACGACCAAGTGCCATGTGCTGAGCAATGGCAAGTGCCCACTGATCGGCCGCACCAAGCACTCGGCCAGGTGCGTCGATCGCAGTAGCAACTGCTTTGCCAACCGGATTCCTGACACGCTGTGCCAGTCCCTTCGGAAGCTCGCCTCGGGCAGCTTGCTCGGCACTGATGCCACTACTGAGCGTGTCCATGAACGCCTGATTCGCTTTACCCAGGCCGGCGAGAATGCCTTTGGCTTCTGGTCCGATCTCACCTAATCGACCGCGCAACGCTGAGGCGCCCGCATCTCGAGCAAGTCGCCAGGGCAACTCGGCCAGAAAACTGATCGAGTTGATCTCTGCTGTCCGCGGTCCCGAAAGCATCGAGTTGTAGCGGATCGCCTTGAGCCACTCGAGCCAGTCGTCTGGATTTGTGATTTTCATCGGCGGGTTCTTCAGATCGGACCAGAACTGAGCCTGCTTGATCGGCCCAGCACCACTCTCGAGTAACTTCTGATATTCGCCAATTGCCTGTACGAGACGGTCACGGTCGCCACCCAGCAACTTCGAGATCTGCGCGACCGCGTCATTCGGTGCCAGATCGATCAGTCGCACCGGCTGATTGAACGCACGACCAGCCCGCCCCCACTCTGCACGACCACCCTCGGCAATCGTGACCAGTCGCTGGAGCTTCTCCTGCTCGTTCCAGAACAACTGAAGCGCCGCGCTCGAGTCGTCACCTTTCTGAATCGCCGCTGCAGCGTCTGCCACGCGCGCGGCCTGGGCGCCAGTGGCGCTCTGCAGTGCGCGGAGATCCTCGGCGTTGTACGCCTTGCCGGCTACACCCTGACGAATGACCTGATCGAGCGTGTGGTCTTGCGCCCACTCCTCCGCCAGTCGGTTCGCCTCTTCGTCCGGAATGACACCACGCCGTTGCTGACGGGCGAAGTCGACGTTCTCAGCCGCTTCTTGAATGGCCGGCCGGACTTCCTCAGGAAATTGTTCGAGGCGCAGTCGTTCGACTTCCTGGCCCGGCGTAAGCTCGATCGGCCGTGCACCCTCAGGCAGTGGACGCTCCGGAATCTCCGGGACTCGGCCGAGCGGATTCGAAGGGCGTTTTGCTGCCTCGGCGGCCCGCGCGCCCTCCGGGTCCAGACTGAACTCGGCCTGCTGACGCGTACGCAGCAATGCCTGTCCTTCAGGAGTACGCAGATACTCGAGTGCGCGTGCGCTGCGATTGACTCCCAGCGGTGCTGCGATACCACCGGCCAGGCCGCCAAGCAACTCTGCCCCGACCTGGACGCCCTCGGGCAAACCCACCTGCTGGGCGAGCGTTTTCGCACCCTGGCCACCTACCCCAGCGCCAATGATCGACGCCGTGCCGCGGACGAGCTGCAGCAACGCCGGACCTTCGCCCGCCGTCAGCACCGACAGAAGAACGTTCGACGGAGTCGCCGTGGCGAGCGCGTCATGGACAAACCGCTCGGTGTCAGGATCGGCCTGCCAGCCCATCGCCTTCGCGCGCGCAACCGTTGTATCGGCCAGCGCCTGACCGGCCGCGATATCAGCCCCGTAGAGCTGACCAGGCGCTTCGCGCTCCTGCGCACTGCGCTCGATGACGGCTTGCCCAACATCCTCGACCAGCCCCTGCGAGGTCGGCCGGTTCGCCTCGATCTGTGCCTGACGCGCGGCGCGCGAAGCCTCGTCCAGACCAAGTGCCTGGGTCGCCTGGTCAACGATCGTCGGCTGGGGTTCGATACCCAGGTCGCGCACGTCCTGACGCACCGGCAAGCCCGGTTGTGACGGTTCGGTGACAGCCCGCAACGCACTTGGGTCGTAGCCACCGCCGGGCGCATTGACCGGCTGGGCGGCCTCACCGCCGATGCCGAGACTGCGCAAGCCGCCGCCGATCGTGTCGCCCAGCACCTGGAGCGGGTTCCGGGACTGCTCACCGGCCACCTCGATCGGACGCGCCTCGCCAACTGCGGCCGCCTGCTGATCGGGCCCGATGCCCAGCGTGCTGGAGATGTTGCTGATGACCGACGAGCGCTCCGGCGACACGGCCTCGCCTTCGAGCTTGGTCGGTTTCGACGGGGCCAAACTATCGGCCAGGTCCTGACGCATGTTGTCGAGGAACTTGCCCGGCGCAGCTCCCTCCGGCGGGGGAGTGCTCGGATCGAGATGATCGGCCACATTGACCGACGCTTTCACGTTGCCCAGTGCCGTCTCCGCACCAGCGGCACGCCGAAACTCGAAACTACCGGGGCCACCGAGATCACCGATATTGACATTGCGCTGGACGCCCCCGCCCGACTGGATGATCTTGCCGTCGCCCAGATAGATGGCGATGTGCTGGACGTGCGGGTCGGGGTCACCCATGTTGTAGAGCACGACATCGCCTGGTCGTGCCTCCGTTGCGGAAATCGGCCTGGTCGCGTCGTACGCCGAGGCCGTTTGGGCCGGCAGCTTGATGCCGAGCGCGTTCTCGTAGATGTACGACACGAATCCCGAACAGTCGAATCCACGCGGAATGCCCGTCGCCGGGTCAATATCACCGGTACCGCGTCCACCTGCCCCTGAACCGGAGCCCCAGATATACGGTTTGCCGATCTGCGCCTCGGCCAGACGCAGCCACTCCGACTTGTTGGCTTCCCCCAGCGCTGCGCCAGCACGAGCAAGACCTTCGGGCGCAGTCGGTAGCGGCGACGTCTTGCCACCCAGGATGGTGCTGACGTAGCGCTGGGTTTCCTCGAATGGCGGTACCCCGCCGTACTTGTCGACCGCGCCACCACCGGCGTTGTACGCGGCCAGCGCCTTCGCATAGTCGCCGCCGTACTTGCCCAGGTTGGACTTCATCAGGTTGGCCGCGTAGTCCAGGCTGGCGTACGGGTCGCTGGCGTCGACACCGGGGTGGTACTGGGGCACGATTTGTGCGACTCCGGTGGCACCCGCGGGACTGCGCGCGTTCGGGTTGAACCCACTCTCTTGCTGGATCTGACGGACGAAGACGTCCGGATCGACGCCGGCCTTCTGGGCAACCTGACGCGCGTAGTCCTGGAGCGGGCCACCGGGTACAGGCGCGCCACCCGTGGCTGGTGCCACCGCGGCCGGTCGCATGTTCTGCAGGAAGCGGTCGACGTCACCACCGGCCTGAATGACCGCGTTCATCGCGTCGAGCGCCCGATCGCCTGAACCGGTGCCCAGCCCGGTCAGGAACGCACCGGCGTCCGCGCCCGCGGAGGTCGCCGCCTGGAACGCGTTCTGGAGCCAGTCGCCCGCACCAGACGCAGGGGCCGGCGACGGCGCTGCTGCAGAGGAGGTTGGGGAAAGCGCTGCACCGCGGCTCGTAGGAGAAGCCACGGGCGCCGCCGCCGGCGCTGCCGATGCTACCGCTTCGGGCGGCGCTTCAGGGACCGCCTCCGCTGCCGGCGGGGGTGGTGGACCCTCCGGCGCGGACGTCTCGGCCCACACGCCGATGCGCGCCAGGTCGGCAATGCGGTCGTTGGCCTGGTGGGTGAAGCCGATGCCCTGGATCTTGCGCTCGGTGTCTTCGGTGTACAGCTGATTCTGCCACTGGTCGTAGCCACTCTCGTCAACGTCTGGTAACGGTTGGGTCACAGGCGCTGCTCCTCGCGTTCGACCGCGCGGTCCGCGGTCGGCACGTCGCCATCGTGACCACCGATGAACGCGAGCTGGCAGCGCAACTGGGCCGCCGCGCGGGCCATCTCGGGCGTCAGCGACTCGAGCTCGCGCACGGCGTGCAGCAGAGCTTCAGCCTCACGCCTCGAGATGATCAGCCACGGGCGACGGTCCGCCCCGTGTATCGACATATCACCTGAGTCCCCACGTGCCGGCCGTCGGCGCATTGCTGGCGTACCGTGGCAACGCCTGATTCATGAGCGCCTCCACGTCTGGCTTGTGCCAGCCGGCAGCCTCATACTGACCGAGCAACATTTGTTGCTGGCTGGGCGCCATGTTCTTCCACGACTGGGCGGCGATCTGGTTCGGCGCCGGCAGGTTCATCTGGTTCTGCTGGGCCGCACCCAGGGTGTTGGTGCCATCGCCCGCAGCCGGCGGCATCTGCGTGTTCGGATTGGTGGCGCCCGCCCAGCCGCTGTAGCCGATGCGCGAGCCGGTCTCGTTCGGGCTGAAGGCGTAGTCGGGCACACCCGGCTGAGCTGCTGGCTGAGCCGCCTGGGCGTTCGCGCCAGCCGGCGTGAAGTTCGCTGCAGCACCGCCCGCACCCATCGGCGTGAACGTCGCCTGCGGCCAATTGGCCCCACCACCACCAGGTTGGTACTGACCGTACTGCCCGCCGCCGGACACCTGACCATAGAGGGTGTTCAGGTTGGCCGCTTGAGGTTGCATGCCGGTCGTTGCGCCGCCGCCGGGGATGTACTGGCCCATCGCTGCAGCGGTCAGATCACGCATGCCACCCGGCGTGGCGCCCAGCACCTCCTGATATTTCGCCCAGTCGGCTGGCCCGCGCAGATTGCTGAGCAGCGTCAGGTACTGGTTGGCCGTCTGCTGCTGGAGGGCCTGCTGCTGACGCGCCTCCTGCTGCTGGCCGAGCCACTGGTTGTATGCCTGCTGCTGGGCCGTGAGCGTTTGCTGGCCGGCGGTTGGTGTCTGACCCGGCGCGTAGTACTGGCCGTACATCTGACCGAGCGTGGCGCCCTGACCGAAAGTCTGGGCCTCACGGCCCATTGTTTCCTGACCAGGCTGCGGACCACCCGGCATCCAGGTACCGAACTGCTGGGTAAAGAACTGCTGGGACGGAAATGTCCACGCGTCTTCGAACTTGCCGGTGAGCCCGGCGCGGTCCATCGTCTGCTGCCAGGCAAACTTGGCCGCATTGAGCGCCCGGTCCTCGCTCTCACCAGCCAGCTTGGACGCGTTGTACCGCTGGGTGGCGTTATCGTTGGCTGCTTGACGTATCTGCTCGTTGTTGAAATAGCTCGTGTAGTCAGCCGTCATGGGCGGATTCGGAACCGTCATGCTGGCGGCACCTCCGTCATCGGATTGGCGGGCGGCTTCCACTCCGGATGCGCGGCCACGACCGCCTTGTACACCTGGGCAAAGCGCTCCACGCCCAGCCTCGCCTCCTCACGCTGACGCCCTTGCTGATTCGGTGAGCCGTCCGGATTGAACAGCGCTCGGGAGTAGTAATCCATCTTCTGGTCTTCGGTCAGATCTGCAGAGAAGGGAGCTCTCCCAGGTGCAAACGCGAGCGCCACCTTGGTCGTCACATCATCGATCCAGAAAGCCAGGTCATTCGCTACTTCATCGAGCTGAGTCTGGCGCTGTGGAGTCCGGCGGATACGTCCAGTTGGCGGAGCCGACTCGGTTGTGGACTCCGACGGAGCCTCTTCAGGGACGTCGTAGGACATCGCGGACGACTCAGCCACGCCGTCTCCGGTCACGCAGACAGTACCCGCCCGCAACGCCAGCCAGCACCACGAACCAGTAGTAATACCTCG